AAGATTGGTTTCAAGACTCGTTATGGTATGGTAGCTAATCCATTCGCTGAAGGTACAACAGCTGGTGCGGGTAGACTACAGACCAGTTCTAATCTATATTACAGACGCGTAATTGTTACAAATCTAATGTAATTGTATATAATTCAAGTATATCTAATCATATACTTGAATTATAATTTATGCTGAAAAAATAGTCTTAGAGGGAAACTTCTAAGACTATTTTTTTATAATTTTAAAATACAAAGTATAAATACTAATAACAATGATACACTATAATAATCATTGAGTGTATAAGAGTGGTTTATACTTATGGGAGCTCTTGCTCCCTATTTTTTTAAGGAGAATCAACACTTGACTGCTATTGATAATACACCACAGAATTTAAATTTCTTATCACCCATAAATTTTAAATTTATGCTCAAGCGAGCTCCGCATGTTAATTTTTTCATTCAAAAAATTAATATTCCAGGTTTATCACTTCCAACTATTGATGTGAGTAATCCACTCATTAAAGTTCCTTACGCTGGTGATCATTTGAATTATGAAGAATTGAATATATCATTTAAAGTTGATGAAGATCTTCAAAATTATATGGAAATTAATACCTGGTTAAAAAGTATTGGTAAAAGAGATTATCAAAGTTATAATACTATATCACAGAAAACTACGCTAAGTGGTGAAGCATTATTCTCTGATATCACCGTTTGTATACTCAATAGTCACAGAATGCCAAATTATGAAGTAGTTTATAGAGAAGCGCTTCCTATATCGCTTAGTGATATACAGTTTGATGTTACTAGTGAAGATGTAGATTACGTTACAGCCACGGCATCTTTTAAATATATTTTTTATGATATTAATAAAATTAATTGACAGTAAAATAATTATATGATACAATCATTATTATTTTGATAATAGGAATATACTTGTGAAATTTGAAAATATACTAGCTGAATGGGAAAAAGACTCTATAATAGATAAGACTGAGATAGATTCAGAGTGTCTAAAAATTCCAAAATTACATCATAAGTATTATACTATATACGTAACAGAAAAATTAACTCTAAATAAATTAGATTCTGAGCTTAAATTACTCAAACTTGAAAAATATGAGTTTTATACTCAAGGTCACAATGAAGATACTTTAGCTAGAGGTTGGATGATGCCAGCTAAAGGAATTATTTTAAAAGCAGATGTTAATATGTATATGGAAGCAGATAAAGATATTATTGATTTATCTCTTAAGATCGGTGTGCAAAGAGAAAAAATAGTAACGTTAGAATCTATTATTAAAATGATTACTAATCGTGGTTTCACACTTAAAACCAGTTTAGATTTTATAAAATTTATGTCTGGTGCTTAATGGATACTGTAACAATAAAATATCATGATGAAGCGTTTATAAAAATATTGTGTGAACCAGGGATAGCACAAGAGATAGCTGATCATTTTACGTTTGATGTTCCTGGTGCAAAATTTATGCCTGCGTATCGTAATAGAATGTGGGATGGTAAACTTAGATTAATGAATCGGCTTACTTGTCTATTATATGCTGGATTAATAGATAGAGTTAAATCATTTTGTGATTCTAGAAATTATGAAGTAAGATATGAAGGTATAGAAGCAGATAATAATTTTTCTTTAGTAGAAGCTAGAAAATTTGCATCTTCATTAAATTTAAAATATGAACCTAGAGAGTATCAGCTAGAAGCTTTTACACACGCGATTAGAAAAAGAAGAGCTCTTCTATTATCACCGACGGCCAGCGGTAAATCACTGATGATTTATTTACTAGCTAGATATTATAATTTAAAAACACTAGTAGTCGTACCCACTACTTCGTTAGTACATCAGATGAAGTCCGATTTTGAAGATTATGGGTATCCAAAAGATTCAATACATCAAATTATGGCAGGTGTTAATAAGAACACTGATTATGACATAACAGTAGCAACTTGGCAATCGATATATAAGCAACCAAGGGATTGGTTCGATCAGTTTGGTGTAGTAATCGGCGATGAAGCTCACTTATTTAAAGCAAAATCACTCATTACTATCATGACAGCATTGAGTAAATGCAAGTATCGATTTGGTTTTACTGGAACTTTAGATGGAACGAGTACAAATGAACACGTGTTAGCCGGTTTGTTTGGTACTGTTAAAAAAGTAACAACAACATCTCAGTTAATACAACAAAATTTCTTATCAAAATTTGATATTAAAGTATTAACACTGAAATATTCCGAGGCTGATAAAAAGAATATGGCGGGTGTTGATTATCAAAAAGAGTTAGATTTTATTGTCACTGATCAGAGAAGAAATAAGTTCTTAACTAATTTGTCTCTATCACTAAAAGGAAATACACTACTGTTGTTCCAGTATGTTGATAAACAAGGCAAACCATTATATAATAGTATAAGTGCTAAAGCTGATGGAAAACGCGTGTTTTTTATATCCGGTGAAGTAGCCGCTATAGAGCGAGAAAAAATACGAAAAGCTATAGAAGACGGGGCGAATGATTCAAACAATGGTGCTATTATAGTAGCGAGTTTTGGTACCAGCAGCACTGGAATTAATATTCCAAGTTTACATAACATAATATTTGCTAGCCCATCAAAATCAAGGGTTAGAAATTTACAATCGATCGGTAGGGTACTTAGAAAGTCTGATAGTAAAGTTCATGCTACATTATATGATATAGCAGATGATTTGTCATGGAAATCTAAGCAGAATCATACTATGCGACACTTGATTGAAAGAATTAAGATTTATGCTAGTGAGAAATTTGAATACAAGATCTATAATATATCGATATAATATTGTTTTTTCCATAGATCTATTATACCAACAGTAAGATAGGATGTCAACCGTGAAACAAAAAAAATCAGTCAATTATATCAATAATGCAGATTTTTATGCAGCATTAATTGAGTATAAACGATTAAAAAGTGAAAATGACACAGTTTTAGTACCCAATTATATTGGCAATTGTATACTAATGATTTGTGAAAGATTGTCAACAAAACCAAATTTTATTAGATACACTTTTCGAGATGAAATGATATCTGATGCTATTGAAAATTGTATTAGTTCTATTAACGGCTTTGATCCTGAAAAATCAAATAATCCATTTGCGTATTTTACACAGATAGCTTGGAATGCTTTTATTAGAAGAATTACACGTGAGCAAAAACAGTTATATTTAAAACATAAAAATGCGCAATTATTATCTATCAGTGATAATTATCAATTAACAAATGAAATTGGTGATGATATTATTCAAAAATTTGAAGACAAAAATAAGTTGACAAAGACCAAGAAAAAAGATACAATAAAAGGTATAGAAATATTTGCGCAGGGAGATGTGTATTGTGAATAAGAATTATTTAGTACCACAGGCGGTTATCGATATAGTAGAAAGCATGCAAAATTCTACAAATAAAAACTTGACCGATAATTATCGTTTAAGAATAGAAGCAACACTTCAATATTGTCAAGATGCGCTCAACAAATTTAACGTAAAGATTAAGCGCTAATTTATCTTTTTTTTTATTTTATTTGAAAGGAGATTCAGTGATGGCAAATGTTGCTATTATAACTGATACACACTTTTGGTGTGCGTGGAGATAATGTAGCGTTTCTTAATAATACTAAAAAGTTTTTAGACGAGATATTTTTTCCATACTTAAAGTCTAATAATATTAAGACAGTTATACATCTCGGCGATCTAGTTGATCGCCGAAAATATATTAATGCTTATACAGCATCACGATTAGTAACTGATTATTTTGAACCATTGTTTGATCTCGGTGTTAATTATCACCAGTTACTTGGAAATCACGATTGTTATTACAAAAATACTAATGAGATTAGTATTGTTAATGAATTAATGTATAAGTATATTACAGAAGGAAGCGGTTGGAAAATTTATGATAATGCTGAAGATATTGTTATAGATGGCGAGAAGATTTTATTATTGCCATGGATTTGTCAAGATAACAAAGAACAATCATATGAAAAGATCAAACAAAGTACTTCTAATATATGCATGGGACATCTTGAAATCGAAGGTTTTGAAATGTATAAAGGAAGTATGGTTTCTCACGGCGAGAGTCGTAAAATATTTGACAAGTTTGATATTACACTGTCTGGCCACTATCATCATCGCTCTAATGATGGTTGTATATTCTATCTTGGTAGTCACGCTCAGTTTACTTGGTCTGATTATAATGATGATCGCGGCTTTCATTCCTTTAACACAAAAACCCGTGATTTAACATTTATAGAAAATCCGTTTAGAATGTTTGAAAAAATTTTTTATAATGATGGTGATAAAACACTAAATGATATATTAAACATTGATTTCTCTAAGTACAACGGAACTATTTGTAGAGTTATAGTTCAGAATAAAAATAATCCTTACTGGTTTGATATTTTTTGTGACACGCTTGAAAAAACAGGCATACTTAATATGCAAATTGTCGATGATCATTTAAATATTGGAATTATTGAAGATAATGAGATAATAACTACTACAGAAAGTACTATACAGACTTTTGATAAGTATATTGAACAATTAAATACTAAGGATGTTAGTAAAGATAGACTAAAAGAAACATTTTTTAGATTATATAATCGGGCGATGTCTATTTCATGATTAGATATGAAAAAATTAAATGGAAAAATTTCCTTTCAACTGGAAATGATTTTATAGAAATAGATCTGAGTAAGAATGGATCTACTTTAATTTGTGGTGAAAACGGTAGCGGCAAATCAACACTACTTGACGCTATAACTTATTCTTTATTTGGTAAACCCTTTCGAAATATTAATAAACCACAACTAGTTAATACTATTAACAATAAAAATATGGTTGTTGAGATAGAATTCTCGACATCTAATTCCTCTTATAAAATTGTAAGAGGAATGAAACCAAGCATATTTGAAATTTATATAAATGATAAATTACTAAATCAATCATCAGATGTTAGAGACTATCAAGAAATTCTTGAAAAACAAATAATTAAAACAAGCTATAAAACATTTTGTCAAGTAGATATTCTTGGTAGTGCTTCATTTATTCCATTTATGCAGTTACCTGCTGCACAAAGAAGATCTTTCATTGAAGATTTACTTGATCTACAAATATTTACTACGATGAATTCACTTTTAAAAGAAAATATTCAAGAAAATACAAAAAATATCATTGAATCGGAAGCTGGTATCAAATCAACACGTGATAAAATTAAATTTGTTAAAAATCATTTAAAAGAAATGACGTTAAATAATGATTCTTGGATAAACCAAAAAAATAAAGAGATTGAACAGCTCGATGATAAATTGTATATTAGTCAAGATAATACTACTAATTTGAGTAAACAATTACTCAAATTGGAAGAAGCATATGCTTCTCTTGGTATCTCGGATATTGAGAATAAAATTAAAAAACTTAATGAATATAAGAGTCAATTTAACACAAGAATTGATTTACATAAAAAAGATGTTAAATTTTTGAGTGATAATGATATTTGCCCAACATGTAAGCAAACAATTGATCAAATATTTAAGTGTGATACTATAAATGAAAAAACAAGTGAGATTAATTCTTTAGAACAAGCTAATTTTAAAATAATTCAAACTAGTAATGAATTACAGGAAAAAATTAATCTATCATTCGATATTAAAAATAAAATAGTTGATGTACGTAATATGCTGAGCTCAGAAAAACTCAGTATAGATCATATGATTAGACTCAAAAAACATATCAACGAAGAAATTAATAGAGTAAAAACTACTTCTTATAATAATTCTGATGATAAAATTGTTGATCTTGAAAAAGAATTGAACGAAAGAATTAAATCATATAATTTATTACAAGAAGAAAGGAATGTATTGAACATATCTGCTATTATATTAAAAGATGGTGGTATCAAAACATCTATCATCAATCAATATATTCCTATCATCAATAAGCTTATAGCAAAGTATTTGGCTTTACTAGAATTTCATGTTCAGTTTGAATTAAATAATCAATTTGAAGAGACTATTAAATCTAGATATAGAGATGTTTTTAGTTACGCATCTTTTTCGGAAGGTGAGAAACAAAAAATAGATCTAGCTCTTTTGTTTGCTTGGAGATCTGTATCTGTTATTCGTAATTCTATGAATGCTAATATATTAATTATGGATGAAATATTTGACAGTTCTCTTGATTCAACATCGGCCGAACAATTAATGTCAATTGTTCAGAATTTGTCAGAAACCAATTCATTGTTTATTATTTCACATAAAGAACAAATGATTGATAGATTTTCAAACGTTATTAAATTTGTTAAAAATAAAAATTTCTCAAAAATGCTTGTAGAATAATTGGAGTAATATGATGGAACTAATTGATTATAGTAAATCTTTAAATGTTGTATCTTTAAAATTTAATTTCAATGATCCTCCATTTGATGCTATTGAATTTTCGCATAATATTACTCGTTATATGTATGATAAAAATGCTATTACTATTAGCGCACCGCAAGTTGGTGAATTTTATAATATCATCGCAATGAGAGGATCACCAGAGAATTTTGTGTGTTTTAACCCTAGAATAGTTATGTTAAGTGATGAACAAATAGTTTTAGAAGAGAGCAGCGTATCATATCCTGGTTTAATAGTTAAAATTAAAAGACCTAGACACATTAAAGTTAGATTCTCGACACCAAACGGTGAAGTTAGAACTGAAACATTCACGGGCATGACTGCTAGAATATTTCAACACTCTATGGATTTTTTGAACGGCGAAGAATTTTATCGTAAAGCTAATTTATATCATAGAAGTTTAGCTTTATCTAAATTGGTAAAACAGAAAAAAAAGTAGTTTACAATATTGCAAAGATATAGTATATTATTTGTATACTATATCTCTGGAGGCTATCATTAACATTTTTTATCTTCATAATGATCCAGTTATCTGCGCACAGTGGATGGTTGATCGTCACGTAGTAAAAATGATTGTTGAGAGTGCTCAACTTTTATCAACCGCGCATCGTGTTCTTGATAATTGTGTTGTCGAGAAACTAATTCCCGAAGGTAAAACACGCAAGACTACACGATACGTAATCGATGATTCACGCGAACATCGACTTTATAAAGCTACACACATTAATCATCCGTCAGCTGTATGGTGCCGGCAATCAATTGAAAATTATAATTGGCTAGTTGAACATTTTCATGCACTGATGAACGAATATACGTATCGCTATGAGAAAAAGCATAAGTGTGGTGGTGATCTAGCTTTTATGCTTTCATCACCACCCATGAATTTGAAAGAATATGATTGGACTACCATGCCTTCATGCATGGATCAAAAATATATAATTGGTGATGATCCAATTATTAATTATCGTAATTACTATAAGATTGGTAAGAAACATATCCATTCTTGGAAGAAGCGTCAACCACCACACTGGATTTTAGGAGAATAGAATGTCAACAGATTGGGTTTCTGATATTGAACGTATGCACCATCATTATGGTGTGCGCGAAGCAGTTAATAAGATGGACAATTTTAAGCTTAGGAAATTTCTTGAATTTCGTATTAATTTTCTCCAAGAAGAATTGAACGAGCTGCGTGATGCTAAATCAGCAGAAGATGTTGTTGATGCGTTGATTGATCTGTGTGTAGTTGCTATTGGAACACTTGATGCATATAACGTTAATGCTCATCAAGCATGGGATGAAGTATTTGCTGCAAATATGAATAAGCAAGTTGGTATCAAAGAAGGTCGCCCTAATGAACTGGGTCTTCCTGATTTGATTAAACCGGTTGGTTGGCATGCACCAAGTCACAAATTTAATCATGGTTCTATTGCATTTGTATTTGAGTAAATGATGAAACGCTTCAGCACTGAAGTAATGGATATTTTAACAAATATTAATACTGTTATTGATATGAAAGATTACGCTCAACAATTAGATATTTTTGTTGAAAATAATTGGAAGCAAGAGTTAAAAATTCGTGGGTGTAGAACAAAAAGCCAGGTAATTAAACATTCAGCTATGGGTTTAGCTAGTGAGATTGCTCTCACTAATACTGGCTATTTTAGTCCTGTTGCTGATATCATGGAAGATGCTAATAACAATATAAACTTTTCAAGTCGAAAACGCGATTTATTGTGCGAAGGCTTTTATTGTGAAGTAAAATCTTCAAGCCCAAAATATAAATCGTTTTATATGTCACAGTCTGTTTTCACATCACTGATTAAATGTAAACCGTTTAATGATTTTGTTATTGTGATGGATAGAGAAGATTTGAATGATTTAGTTTATAGAATTACACCAAAGTATCTTATTGACATTAAACAAATTATAGATTATATTGTACCAACAAACGGTCATGCTCTGAGTCGTTACATGTTCGATCATCGAACGGCTGAAAATAATAATGCATGTATAACACTTCACAATTATTAATGAAAGATTATAATCATGATGAATACAACGTTGAATACAGGACACATTAACAACATTGGTGATTTTCCAAGTATTTCAGATAATAAAGATCTTCTTTATGCGTCATTACCATCACAACCATACATTGGATCACCTAGTACTGTAGTTTATCACCCGCCACATATTTCTAGTACGCTAATTTCGCTTGAACGTGAATCCGTAAAAATTCTCAACGAGTGTATTGATCTGCAACTGCGTAAATCACAAGATTATCAGAATCCAAATTCAAATGTAACACAAGCTATGCATTATCGTCGCGGTATTGATACTATCCATGATACTCTACAGGGCAAGCTTTATCGCGCACAGTCGTTACTAGAGTCTGGCCGGTCAGACTCTGCTAATTATGAATCTTTAGAAGATACTTACAAAGATTTAATTAACTACGCTTCTTTTGCTGTTGCATGGCTTCGTGGCAAGATTCCTGGTCAATCGGCTGAACTAGATATCTTCAATAAGAAAAAAATCAATGTATAATAGTAATTACGTATATCAGATTAGATCTGAATTTTGTTACTTATATCAAAATGAACAGTTTGTTATCGATAAAACAGGCGCAAAAACTATTGAAATTGTAAGTGCATCATTCATTGCAGACTCGCCAACTATTTTTGGTAAAGTCAATACTGATTATGTGAAGCGTGAATTAGCTTGGTATGAATCACAATCACGAAATATTAATGATATTCCCGGTGGTGCACCCAGTATCTGGAAAAGTGTAGCTACGTCTGAAGGCAACATTAATAGTAATTATGGGTGGTGTATTTGGTCTAATGATAATTGGAGTCAATATAATAATGTTCTTAATGAATTGAAAAATAAACCCAATTCACGCCGTGCTATCATGATTTATACACGACCTTCTATGTGGGAAGATTATAATCATGAAGGCATGTCTGATTTTATGTGCACTAATGCTGTTCAATACATCATTAGATACGGTAAGTTAGATGCTATCGTACAAATGCGCAGTAATGATGTTTGGGCTGGTTATAGAAACGATTATGCTTGGCAATCATATGTTCTCGATAAACTAGCTAATGATCTCGGTATTAGACGCGGTTACATTTATTGGAATGTTGGAAGTTTGCATTTATATTCTTCTCAATTCTATCTTTTAGATCACTATATTCAAACTGGTGAAACTTCTATTACTAAGAAAATGTATGATGAATTATACGGCGCACAAAAACATATCTGATAAATGGATTTCTAGGTATCTTACGCTTGCTAAAGATATTTCTACTTGGTCTCTCGATCCAAGTAGAAAAATTGGTGCAGTTGCAGTTGGATCTAAAGGTCAAATTTTATCGCAGGGATATAATGGATTTCCACGCGGCATTAAAGATACAGAAGAAAGATTAAATGACCGCGAGCAAAAATATAAGTATGTTGTTCATGCAGAAATGAATGTTATATATAATGCTACGTTTAATGGTGTAGCATTAGACGGCGCACATCTGTTTGTTTATGGATTGCCTGTGTGTTCAGAATGTGCCAAAGGCATTATTCAAGTCGGTGTAAAGAAAGTTTATATTTACACCGATGAAAAAATTCCAGAAACATGGTCTAACTCATGGACAAAAACATCACAGATGTTTGATGAAGCTAGTGTTGAATATATTTGGTATTATAAATGAAAATAGTTGTAGTTGGAATGAACCTGTTCTCGGTGAGGATGTCGAGTCAGAACACCACCAATCATAAAATGCCTATATGGTCCAACTATCTTGGTCTCAGGTATCACTTGTTCATCAACTATATTGGTAAGCCGGGACCATACAAGAGGGGAGACGACGAGTATGATCTCCTCGCTGGGTGTCTCGCATGATACACGAGGATAGTAGCTCTTGGCAACTTCGCATCTAAAGCTCTTATGACTCTTGGTGTCGATCACTTTACCCTCCGCTCATCCATCTGGGCTAAATAGAAAACTAAATGACAACGTTACGAGCTAAGTCAATTGGAAGAGTATAGGGAGTATATACATGATTGAGACAACTAGATACTACGATGAGTATCTAACATATTTTAAGTTGGCGGAGTTGCAGCAGATCAAATGCAATCTCGGGAGTATCTCTTACCTCGAGTCTAATATGGGGGACGACTTGCTAGAGAACGTCGAGCTCTACGACGTCATTGAGAGAAAGTATGCCGGCTTCTCGCAAATCGTCAATGACGCCTTCTATGGATGGACCGACCAGCATCCATACTGGGAAAAGATGAGTAGGGGAATTTACACTCGCCAGCGTGAGCTAGTAGCCAAGGCGTGGACCGGCAAGCACTCGGACTTTAAACTTCCCGAGTGGCTATATGTGTTCATTGTTCACCGCATCACGGGTTCCGGAATCAACTACTCCTTCAAACCTTCGGGCTACAGTAATACCATCCTCTTCAACCTTCACCAGTGTAAGGACATCGAGGGAATGGTTAAGCTCATCAACGGCTATCCTATACCATTCTACACTTCGGTAGGTTATCAATTCCCCAGCTTTCCAAAGATTCCGGTTGGCACTAACTATAAGAGAGCCGGAGACTACTACCTATCGGAGTATGCACCCCGTCTAGCCCGCGACTTGGCCGACAGTCACTCCCTACACGACGCTCTTCCGATCTAACGGCT